TATCTATATGAGCCTCAAAGAAGAATGACGAGGGTTAAAACCTACGAGGAGGTTGAAGAGATATTAAAAAGCGTATCGAGATCATTAAAAGAACAGAGTCAAAAGTAATTTTAGACATTGATGCGGACTTCGTAAATCCGCTAATCTTTGAACAACACATGGACTACGGAAAAACAGTGGAGGATGCAGCAATGGCGATAGTACAAAATATCCCAAACGTGAAATCATTCCACATTGAACCACAAAGGACACAGAAAGGAATGTTTTTTAAATGAATTTATATGAATTAAGTCTCTCTTTTCAAGAAGTACAAAACATGGATTTAGATCCTGAAGTAATGAAAGACACGTTAGATAGTATCGAAGATGCCATCGAGGGCAAAGCAGAAAACATTGCGAAGCTTATTCGAAATCTCGAATCAGACGTATCAGCCTACAAAGAAGAAGAGGACCGTTTAAAAACAAAACGTCAAGCTACAGAGAATAAAGTGAAATGGTTGAAGACATATTTAGAAGACAACATGAAATTAACTGGGAAAACTAAATTCAAATCTGGAATGTTTAACTTCGCTATTCAAAAGAACCCTGCAAGTGTGAACATCACTGACGAAAAGATTATCCCAGAAGAGTTTCTAATCCAACAACCACCTAAAGTAGATAAGACTTCATTAAAAGAAATATTGAAGAGAGGAATTGAAGTTCCAGGAGCCGAATTAAAACAAACAGAAGGATTGAGGATTCGATAATATGAGAATTCTAGCAATTGACCCTGGAAGCGCAAAGGTTGCAAGTAGTACGAACGGTATCGTGTTACTTGATAATGCAAGATTAGTAAATCACTGGGTCGTTCCTTCCGCAAAAGTCCAGGATATTCGGAATTGGTTCGAAGAGGTCGGTCGCTTCTTGGATGTGGATGTAGTCGTGATTGAAAAATTTGAAGCTAGAGACAACGACAAATCAAAGGATAATTCAGTTCTTGAAAATGTCGCTTTGTTTCAAGTTCTTTTTCCAGAATCTGTTTTACAACGCAACGCGGGTTATCAATCAGATATCCCGAATGAATTATTGAAGCGATTGGGATTGTGGAAATTTGAAAAGAGCCATCACCAGGATGTACGAGCAGCAGCAAGACTCGGACTATTTTGGGCGATGAGAAACGATATTAAGGAAGTAATTGATGATATTGGCAAGGTGGTGAATGAACATAACGTTAAAACTAAGAAAGTGGCAATCTGAAGCAATTGAAAGAAGCAAACGGTCAACATACGGAATCTTCCTTGAAGCTCTCGGTGGTCGCGGAAAAACTATCTGTGCTTTAGCCATAGCCAAGCAGAAGAACGCTAAAAAAATCATCATCACAAACAACCGTCTTTCGATTCTTGAAGGGTGGAAAGAAGCCATCAAAAAGATGAATTTTGATTCGGATGTTGAGTTTATCATATCAACTGACCGAAGCGTTCAAAATATGTTAAAAAAAGGCTCAAAATTCAACTGTGACGTGTTGATTATTGATGAGTGGCAGAATATGTCATCAGAGAAGCAAGTGGCCTTATATCGTCGCATAAAGCGAAAATACACGATAGGTCTTTCAGCTACTCCGATTCGAAAGAAAGGTCAAAATTTCTATCCACTCGAAAAAACGATTTTCGGTTTTGCAAATCCAAATAATAAGTTTGATTGGCAAAAAGTTCACGGAAGAATGGTTTATGATCCATTCACTTATTCGAAAGAAAAATGGGAGGATTTTAGAGACTATGAACGCTACGTCAATAATCTTCCAAACTTCTTTAGATGGGAAGAAATCGAAGAAATCGAAAACGCTGTTGAGAACAACGGGTACGAAATTAAGTTCTATCCAGTAACTGTTGAACCAGGAAATCCGGAAACATTAGACAAGTTTAGAAAATTAAATCTTGTGACCGTAAATAACGAAACAGCGATGGCGAAACAATCTTTCGGAAGAAACACGTTTGAAAGATATCTCAATCAAGCAGGAGTAGAAGTTGATTTTCCTAAAATCAAACCAGTGAACGCTGATACTCCATTGATGTTAAAACTCGATGGATTAATCAAAAGAGCACCACATGACATGCTGATCGTTAGCAAGTCGAAGCAGATTGTAAATGTCATCAAAGAACGACATCCTCACATTGGAATCTGGACAGGGGACGTTCAAGAAGGACTTGACAGAAAAGTAGTAGTTGCTACAAACCAAGTTCTTGGAGTCGGAGTTGATGGCTTGCAGCACAAATACCAAACAATCGTTGTTCTAGATCCAGTCGAAGAAGGTTCTGGAGAATATGACGATTATCGCCAACTACTTTGGCGAATAACAGGAAGTCGACAACAACACGATGTAAACGTGATTGAATTTTATTACGAAGAAAGGTGAAAAAATGGATAAAACATTTTTAGAAAAAAGAATAGAAGAAAAAGCGAGAGAAGAGTTTAAAAAAGAATGGAATGATTTTGTAGAACAAATGTACCGTCATCCTATTTTTAAACATATTACTATCAAAATTGACGGGAAAGACATTCCACTTGCTGATTTTGGCATTAATTTCGGTGTCTTTAATCAAAAACAAGATGAAAATTCTATAAATGAATTTTTAAATTTCGAAGAGGTAAAAGATAAAGTGGTTCAAGAAAAAATCAAAAAGGAAACAGATGAATTATTGAATAGATTATCTGCTGTAAATTATTTGTTTGAAAAGGAGGGCTTTTAATGTTTAAACTTCCAGAAAACAAACCTCAAGTACCAAAGGACACGCCTCGCAACTATTTCATCTATGGTGAAACAATGAGTGGTAAATCTTACCTAGCAAATGAGTTTCCGAATCCGATTGTTTTAAACACGGATGGGAATGCAGAAGCAAATAACGTGCCAAGTATCCAACTATTAAATGATAAAGATAAATCAGGGCGCATCACTAATTCAGTGATTAAACAGCTAGGAGAAATCCTATTAGCTCTACAAACGCAAGAACATTCATACGAGACAGTCGTAATCGATGTTATCGATGACGTTATCGAGATGATTAAAATCGCTGTGTGTGATGAACTAACTCCACCAGAGAAACCTCGATTGAAATCATTATCTGAAATTCCATACGGAAAAGGCTACGACTTCTTTAACCAAGCTATTACAGAATTGGTTATTGACCTCAAAGCATTACCGATGAATGTTATCTACATCAGCCGTCAAATTTCAGAATATGACGATAACGGAAACGCTACGAAAGACAAACCAAGTTTGAAAGATAAGTATGTGAATCTTATCAACGGGAATTCAGATTTAATGATCCACACAGAAAAAATCGGTAATAACTACAACCGTGAAGTCGACAGAAAACGTAAAACTTACTATGCGGACCAAGTGGATGACAAAGCGATTTTGAAAATCTTATCAACAATTAGAGGTGCAGTTGAACCTCCTCGAAAACAACAAGCAGCAACAAAATCAGTTGCAAAACCAACAAAACAGGAAACAGTTGAAGTTTCTAACAATGAAGACGAATTATTTTAAAACTAAAGGAGAAATGAAAAATGAGTTTATTAAGTATTGCAAAGAAAATTAAAGAAGATGGATTTGACCCTCGTAAAGATAGCGTGAACGGAATGGCACCAATTCCTGCCGGAGATTATACAGTTGTTTTAAAAAGAGTTCAATTTAACATTGCACCAAGCGGATGGGAAAGCCTAGGATTCACATTCGAAGTTCGTGATGGCGAATTTAACGGACGTACCGAATATGCATCTTTTGGAACATTATCTGAATGGAACGGCAAAGACCTTTCTTGGTCAGTAGAACGAACAATCAAATTCTTTACAAAGGCAATTGAATTAGCTGGAGACAAAGTTATGAAGAACGACTTTGAAGACGGAAGAGCATTAGCCGATGCATTAGAACGTAAAGCAGTTGGTTCTTACTTCACATTAAAAATCCTAGAAACAAAAGGTAAAGAAGACAAAGTATATCGCAACTATGACATTGAAGAAAATGCTGAAAATGCGATGAATACAATCGACGTGGAAGATTCAGATTTACCTTTCTAAAAATAAGGTGATCTCATGCATTCAATGAAAGAATATGCGCTGTTGTATCAGCAAAAAGGGTTCTCGGTCATCCCGATTAGTCCTACAACTAAAAGACCATTAATTGAATTTGCGGATAAACCACCTCTTGATGCTGATGGAATTAACGAAGTTTGGAATCAATATCCGAATGCGAACATCGCACTAAGGACAACAAATTTCTTCGTGATTGATATTGACAAACACGGACAAACCAGTGGATTTGATTCGTTGAAGAATTGGGAACATTTAAACCTAATCGAACCCACACTTCAAGCAAAAACGGCATCAGGAGGTAAGCACCTATTCTATTTCAAGCGTGATGATATCCACATCAGTCAAATGATTGGATTCCTTCCAGGAGTGGATATCAAAGCGCATGAGAACAATTATGTGTTGGTTGCTCCTTCCGCTACTGACAAAGGGCAATATGAATGGGACATGGAAAAATCTCCAGAAAAAGGGACAATGATTACTCCCTCCAGAGAGTTGATTGAAGCCATCATCCAGCAGTACAAAATCACCAACGGACGGGGATTTGATTACAGCGACGGTTTACGGTCATGGGTTAGTAAGGGTCGAACATCTGGAAAGACAAAAACAACTGAATTGTTCGAAATCATTGCCAATGGATTAGGGGATGAAGGGAATCGTAATGATAAGCTTGCTAAATTTGTGGGCGGATTATTATGGCGAGGAGTGGACGAGATGGATGTGTTGACGTTGGCTAAAATAGCTAATACCAATACTCCAAATCCACTATCAATGCAAGAATTAGAAAGAACAGTAGTAAGTATGATTAACAAAGACAGGAGGTGATTGTGATTGGCGAAGTAGTGAGTTTTTATAAGGATTATGAACCGATAAAAAATAGCAACGGAACTTTAAAGACGAACAGCCCAGTAAACGTGTTAAACGCATTTCGTGCTGATGATCAGTTAAATCTCTATCTGAAGCATAACGAATTCTCTCAAGAGCACGAATTAACAAGAGATATCCAACTTGGGAACACGCTTTTGAAAAAAGGAGAGCTGCCTTCGAATTTTGAATCGGTAGTAAAAGTTTATTTTGAGAATGTCACGGGTGCAGCATTTACATCTCAAGCGATGATAGATGGAATGGAAACCTTCTTATCTGAACGGTCCTACAACCCAGTAAAAGAGTATATGGAAGAAGCTGAGAAAGGCTGGGACAAACGGAAACGAATTGGACAAATGCTGCAAGTCTATCTAGGAGCTAACCAAGACCCTCTAGTGTCTAAAATCGCTGAAATGTGGATGGTAGGGGCTGTTGCTAAAGTATATGAACCTTACGTCAAATTCGACTACGTTTTGGACCTAGTAGGTGGGCAGGGTGTTGGTAAGACATCCTTTTTACAAAAGTTAGGAGGTCATTGGTACACGGATGCGGTAACTGATTTCGCGAACAAGGACAATTACGACATCATGCTAAAGCATTTAATCGTGAATGATGACGAAATGGTTGCTAGTGATCGCATGAGTTTTGCAGAAACAAAATCGTTCATTTCAAAAACGAGTTTACGATTCAGAAAACCGTATATGCGCAGAACGCAGGAATTCGCAAAGAATTTCGTTCTAGCACGAACAAGCAATCACGTTGAATACCTCAAGGATAAAACAGGTGAACGCAGGTTCTTACCTGTGCTGGCAAGTAATGACAAACAGAAAAAGCATCCTATGAAGATGACGGATGAAGTCGTAAAACAAATTTGGGGCGAAGCAGTCACGATTTATAAAAGCGGTGTTGATTTGATGTTTGATGAAGAAACAGAAGCGGAATTAGTTGAATATCGTGAACAATTCATGTTTAGAGATGAGATTGAACTTCAAATTCTTCAATACCTGGAAATGCCCGTTCCTAAGGATTGGGAAACGAGAACAACAACTGATCAGTATCTTTATACAACAAAATATTTTGCAAACAGCCCTGACTGGCATTCAGGCGGACAGACGATGAATCGAGTGGCTACTCGAGAGATTATGTTTAATTTGTTCCATAAAGAATCGAACGACCAAAAACTATCTCGAAAGATTAGTTTTATTATGGATAATTTACTAGATTGGAAGAAACAATCGTACAAAGTTAACGGAAAAACAACAAGAGGTTATAAAAGAATTTTACCTTAAAAAAGGTTACACGTATGGTGTAACCTTTGGGTAAAATCGGTGTCTACGTGTAACCTTTTACCACATGTAGTTACACGTAGGTTACACGTTTTTTTTGCTACGTGTAACCTCTAGAAATGTTGATATAACAATATTTATAGATACTTTTTTATATAAAAGTTACATGTTTACATGTTTTTTTTAGAAAAAGTATATTGTAAGTATAAAACCTTATTAAATCAACATTCTTATATTTTTATTTTATATTTTTCAAAAAAACGTGTAACCATGTAACCTTGGTTAATTTTAAGAAAAAAATAGTAAAGGAGTGATGCTCATGAACAATATAAAATTGTATGTCATTAGAGATGCTAAAAGTCCGCAATGGTACTTCCAATGTATTAATGACTACTCAAGTATGATGGGGTATCTTGCAAAGAATCATCCACGATATACGCATAAATTTACAACTGACATTAAACAAGCGATGCACTTTAAAACGCCAAATGAAGTTTTGGAGTTTATCAAAGAACATGCTATCGAAGGGACTATCGTTAAGGACCCGTACCAAGAACGAATTAGTAAAACGGCTTTTAAATACATGGGTGAGAATTACGGTGAAGCGATCACTTACATCCATGGGATGATTGAAGATTCGAGTGAGAAGATGTTAGCTGCTTCCAAAGCGTTAAAAGTGAATGCAAATACGTTGATTAAATTTATGAAAGACCCGTATTCAGTTGCAGCTCATATTCGAGATCGTATTGTAGAGAACTTGGTGAATCTAGAAAAGGCGGTGAAGGCAATTGGCTAAAGATGAATTTGAAAAATTAAAAGATGATGTGCATTACTTGATTGTGGCTCATTGTAAATACAAGGACATGTTAATGTATGACCGAGCGTTGAAGCAGTTCCAAGAAGATATCAACTATGGACAGTTGGAAGAAATGACCTATAACGAACGATTTGTTTTCTTGCTTGGATTTGAAACATCGTTGAAGGCGATAGACAATGCAATCAAATTAAACGAGCAATTGAAGAAAAATCCAAGCATGATTGAATGGCCTACGAGATTAAATCCCGATGACTATAAATATTAAAAAATAGAAATGGAGAATGAAAAATAAATGAAAACGAATCAATTATGGGTAATTTTTTGGCAACTAATGACGTACACGATTTTTGTTTTGAATGTCTTAGGGGTTTCTCGAATCCATATCGTTGTTCCTGCAGTCACATTATTTGCTGGAGCAATTGCAGGACATGAGAAAGAAAGAGACAAATAGGAGGATAACTATGAAAGAAAAAACACAATATGAGGCTCTTATGGAAGAGCTGCAAAAAATAGTGGAAAATTTCAAAGTTGGGTTTACTGAAATTGGAGAAATCCTCTCAAAAATATTGCCTGACGTTGAAATTCCTGATGAAGAGGAAGATACATGGGAAATGAAATGCCCGTATGAGAATGGGGATACACATTATTGCCTCCAACCGAGTGGAGACGTTTTTCAAGATTGTTGGGAGGGCATAGAAGCCGACAATAAATATTTTAGTCAAGGTAACACATTCCCAACTGAACAAGCAGCCAAACTAGAAGCCAAACGCAGAAACTTATTAACACGATTCAAAGCATTCAGAGACGAGTGCAATGGGGATTGGAAGGCGGATTGGACGAATTCTTTTGAATCTAAACATTATCTAGAAATTATCGATTCAAAAGTAGTGCTTGATTCAGTGAGTTACGCAAACAGGATTGCCACTTTTGGCTATTTCAAAAACGAAGAAGATGCCGAACGTGCTATCGAATTGTTTGGCGATGAAATCAAAGAATTGTTTGTGGATTGTGAGGGTAGGTAAATGAAAATCTTAATCCAAATTATTTGTAGTTTTATTGTAGTATTATTTCTTGGGTGGATAGAGAGAAAAAACGAACTCGCAGCGTTCATAATTGGTTTAATTATGGTTATTGTACTTTTGATTCTTTGTGTTTTAGAACTATTAGGAGTCATATCTTTTTAAAAGGAGGATAACAATGAAATTTATAACACTAACCGACGCAAACCAAGAAACAAGAAAATACACGATAAACGTTAATGATATTGCTTGTATTGAAACGTATGTAAACGACGACGGAAAGTTGTTTACATGGATACATGAGAAAGGAATCGAAGATGGCACGATATACGTTAAAGAAACGGAAGAACAAATTTTAACAGCGCTACAACGAGAAAAAACTATAGAACAAATTTTAAAAAGTGCTGTGAGGTAGTTATGCACAAATGTATTAAACACACTCGAACACATAAATTTTTAAGAAAACTCTTTAGAATAAAATCGCCGTCTGACAAATGGTTACAAGCAGGGCTAATATTCAATAAAGAGCTTGAAAAAGGATTTAATAAACAGCCAATTAACAAAGGTTTAGAACGATTATCAAAAGCAATTAAGGAAATGTAAAGGGGAATACATGGATAAAGCGGAACTAGCATATTTTGAAAAGTTATTTAAGGACTATTACACATACGACAAGAAAATACTACTAAGGAAAGCGGAACTTGCGGTACGAGAGATTGACGAGAATGTGGGAGGCGGTAAGAGCAATATTAGAGCGAAAACAGTCGAAAACATGGTAATCAAGCAATTATCAGACGAGCGCCTAGTATTTTTAGAAAACGTGAAAGACGCTATCGAGTACACATTGAACATGGTCGAGTTAATAAATCCACAATTTAAAACGCTAGTCGTTGAAAAGTATTTCAAGAATGGCGGTATTGAAACGTGGGAAGACGTGGCAAAGCGTGTGGGCTGGTCAACAAGTCAAGCGTACAATATCAGATATAAGACGCTAGAAATTTTTGCCAACAAACTAGGACTAGCGAATACGCTTTAAACTTTAAGAGTGAAAAAACAAGAAATGTTACATGAAACAGAAAACGAGTCACAAGAAACGTTTCATGTAACAAACTGTAACACAGAGAAGAGAAGAGATAGAGAAGAATAGAAAAGAGAAAGAGGAAGAGAGAGAAAAAGACAAAGAAAAAGAAATAAATAAAAATAAAGATAAAGAAATAAATAAAAATAAAGATAAAGAACAAGATACAAAACAAGATACAAAAGATAGAGTAGATACAGAGGATAGAGTAGATAAAACATTAGAAAAAATGATGTAGTTTTCCACTAGCTTTTACGATATATTTGTATTGTGAAAGTTTAGCGGAAAGCTATTTCTTTTTACACTCTTTTTCTAAGGCGGGGAAACCTGACGCCCCGTTAAACGCTCGGTAGTGTAACGTAACACGCGCGCTTATTTATAAAACCTGTATCATAATGTCAGCTCCTTTAAAAGTTTGTATCTTCTACTGTTATGTATTTCAGCGCGAAACGTCGGTTCAAGCCCGACACGAGTGATAGCCAATTAAATGGCGAAAATTCCAACGAACTGTTATTCATGTTGGAACTCCTAACATTCTTTTCCCTCTCGTCGCCTATCACGGGAGGGTTTTAATTAAATTTAATACATATTTCCCGGTCGTGGGTTCCCTATCCGGAAAGGGCACACGGAACACAAAAAGCAAAAGTTAACGCGTTTAGTTAACTACCGCCAACTTAAACGGGTTAGAGGCGAGAGTGTAATATGCTAGTTAGTAGGAGGGGCGCCGTTAATACCGTTTTAACACTACTGCTAGTTTATGACACACAATGTATATACAACGTGCTACACCGCTGGTAGGGCAACGTTATTTTCACGGGTTGTTTGATAAGGATGAGTAAAGGCGCATAGCTAGCGAACCTAAAGCCTGGTTAAATGACTCTAGTAATGGTTGTTGAGGTTCGACTCCTCATGTAGTAATATCCGTAAAGGAGAAACCATAAAATACAAGGCTTACTACTACTAGCCTAATGATACACACACTAAGAGCCTAGCGCTCATACTATGACGTCTAATTAAAGGCGTCTTTTTTATTGTTTAGAAAAAAGAGATGGGCCTTACGTTCTATAAAATTGTTTGACGATGAAATTAAAGAATTGTTTGTGGAGGTATAAGATGAATTTACAAGAAAATGCACGAATAAAAGAAGCGGTAAATAAGCCTAGTCACTATGTAGGTGAAAAAGGATTAGAAGTGAAAGAAGTACTTGAAAACTTTGTGAAAAATAAAAAAGGCATGGAAGCTCATAGATGGTGTAGCGCTGTAGAATACTTATTAAGATATGCTGAAAAAAATGGAGTCGAAGACTTAAAGAAAGCCAGAAAGAACATTGAGTGGTTGATTGAAAGTTAATTAGGGAGTGATACGTTGAAAGAGGAACAAGACCGTATTCTAGATTTGAAAGAAGAAGGATATTCGTGGGTACAGATTGCTAATAGGTTAGGTTATCCGAATATCGATTCTGTACGAGGAAAGGTTCGTCACACGCAGCGATACAAGGAGATAGTGACGGCACAAAAAGAACAAACCGTTGCTAGAAATCACACGCAAGAAGACTTCCAACAGAAAAATTATAACGATGACGGTTCGATTGGTTCACAGATTCGAGTAAGACAGAAAATTAAGAAAGTATTCACGAATGAAGAACTCATTGAGTTACACGGATTCGACCCTAAAGAAGTCACATTAAAATCAGCTACATCGAATGAATGGACAACACCTACAAATGGTGAAACGTATTATAATTACCAATCGAAAATTGTGGTAGTCCCTAAGAATCAAGCAGCAATCACGCTAGAAGAAATAAAACAATTTTTTGAAGATATTGAGCCGCGCAGAATCGAGCTATCGTGTGAAGAATTACCAAAATATTATTTATTAATTCCACTAGCAGATATGCACTTCGGTTTAAACACAGATAGAGACTATGAAGGATTAAAACGGGAGATTGCAGATAAGATTATTAACCGGTACGAAGAAATCTTATTCACACTTCATGGTGATTACTTCCATGTGGATAATTTTCTGAACACTACTGAAAAAGGTACACGTATTGATGAAGTGGATTTTCGAGACGGTGTTCAGGCAGGTTATCGATTCTTATTACCATTGTTAGAACTAGCGCTTGAAAACAGTCCAAACGTAAAAGTCGTGTACTTAAAGGGTAATCATGCACCATCGATTGATTACATGTTCATTAACGGGTTAGAACGCTTATATCCACAGATTGAGTTTGATACCTCACTTGACGAATTTAAGCACGCGTGGTTAGGAAACCATTCCATCTTTATGCACCACGGGGATAAAGTGAAGAACGCAAACAAGTTAGTTGAAATCATGGTAGCGCATTTTGGAAAGGAATGGGGAGAAAGTAAATCACGGTATCTCATTACTGGGCACTTTCATCATGAGAAATCACTATCGTTCGCAGGGTTAACTTGGTATCAACTACAAAGCCCTAGTAAGCATTCATCGTATGATAAAACATACGGGTACGATACGAGCGAATCAGGGCAAATGCTATTCGAGTTTTCAGAAACAAAAAGAAGTGCAATTTATTATATGTAAGAAAAAAGCAACAGGAGGCGGTTCAGTGAGTGAGTAAGTTAACAACAAAACAAGAAATATTTGTCCAACAACTAATCGCTGGACAATCTCAAAGGCAAGCGTATAGGAGTGCTTATCCGTCAGCTAAAAAATGGAAAGATAATGTCGTTGATAATAAAGCTAGTGAATTGCTTAAAAATGGTGAGGTTTCGGTTAGGTATCGAGAACTATTAAAACAATTTTCAAATATGGCGCTGTGGTCTAGGGAGCAAGCGTTTAATGAATATGAGTGGCTCAAGAACAAAGCTAAAGCTAGTATTGAGAACGAAGGAGTAAGGCAAGCTAATTCCAATGCTTTTCTTGCGTCGCTAGAAGGCATGAATAATATGTCCTTTAATGATTTAGAGTTAGCAGATAAGAAACTGAAACTTGAAATCGAGAAACTCCAATCACAAATTGAAGGAGATAGCGAACAAGATGACAAACTGATAGATTTCGCTAAGGCTTTAAGAGGTGCTTTTGATGACGAATAAATTCACCCCTAAACAAGAGCAAGTACTTAAGCGAGTATTGAATGATGATTTCTTTATTTGTGGACTACATGGCGCGAAACGTTCAGGTAAGACTGTTCTAAATAATATAGTCTTTATGAATGAGATTGCACGAGTGAGAGAGACAGCAGATAGATTAAACATTGATGAACCGATGTACATCTTAGCTGGAACGTCTTCAACATCGATACAAAACAACATCATTCAAGAACTGTACAACATGTTTGATATTGAACCGAAATACGATAAGCACGGAGCTTTTACTCTTTGCGGAGTTAAGGTGATTCAGGTCTACACTGGTTCAATTTCTGGATTAAAGCGCGCTCGTGGGTTTACTGCATTTGGTGCTTACATAAACGAGGCATCACTTGCTAATGAACAAGTGTTCAAAGAAATCATCTCACGTTGTTCTGGAGAAGGAGCACGGATTGTTTGGGATAGTAACCCCGACATTCCAACACACTGGCTCAGACGGGATTATATAAACTCTGGTGACGATATGATTATAGACTTTCATTTCAAGCTGGATGATAACACGTTCATGTCTGAAAGATATCGCAATAATATCAAGAATGCTACTCCAGAAGGCGTGTTTTACGATAGAGACATTCTAGGTATGTGGGTAACTGGTGAGGGCGTTGTTTATCGTGATTTTAGCGAAGATATGTTTGTGGGTAACATCCCAGAAAATATCACTAAGATATACGCTGGTGTTGACTGGGGTTATGACCACTACGGTTCTATCGTTGTTGTTGGAGAAACGCCAGACGGTGACGTTTATCTGTTAGAAGAACATGCCCACCAGTATAAAGAGATAGACTTTTGGGTTGATGTTGCTAAGAATATCAAGGAACGATACGGAGATATTACTTTCTGGGCAGATAGTGCAAGGCCTGAGCACGTTGCTAGATTTCAAAGAGAGAGATTAAGAACATTTAACGCCAATAAATCGGTTTTATCTGGTATTGAAGAAGTCGCTAAGCTGATGAAAGCTGGGCGTTTTTTTGTTTCGTCTGATAAAGTCAGCAAGTTCAAGGATGAAATTTACCAGTACATCTGGAATGAAAAGACAGGCGAACCAGTAAAAGAGAATGATGACGTGCTAGACGCGGTTCGGTATGCGATTTACTCACAGCATTCTGGTACTGGAAGTAAAATCAAAATGTTTAAAGGAGGATTTTAAATTTGGCAAAAGTTTTTGTTAACAAAAGAAAAGTCATAACAACAACAAGCTATGTAGTGACCGAAGAAATCGTAACTGAAGCGATTAGGCTTCACATGAGTAAATTAGTAAAGAATTATATTGAAAGCGAGGACATGTACCTCTCTCAACACGAAGTATTAAAAATGCCTAAAAAGGATAGCTGGAAGCCAGATAACCGATTAGTGTTCAACTATGCGAAGTATATCGTTGATACATTCACAGGCTATCAAATTGGTGTGCCAGTTAAAATTAAACATGACGATGAAACCGTAAACGATTTTGTCGCAGATTTTCGCAAAATCAATGACATGGAAGACTCAGAGTTCGAGCTTGCAAAAATGTCAAGCGTGTTCGGACATGCTTTTATTTATGTGTATCAAGATGAATATAAACGAACTAGAGCGACGTACAATAGTCCGATTAATATGTTTATCGTCCATGATAACAGTATTGAGGAAAGACCATTATTTGCCGTGAGATATACGTTTAATGAAAACAATCAAACAGGAGTCGGACAGGTTATCACAAACGACGAATTGATTGATGCTACATTTACAACTGGTGGGGCGGTAAGGTTCGGTGAACGCACTCAACACATTTACAACTCAATCCCAGTAGTTGAATTGATTGAAAATGAAGAGCGACAATGTATTTTCGAGG